CATTGCAAAATAGAAAGGGAGAACATGACCGTCAAATCGAATTTTTCCAGAACAACGATGAATGCCCGACTTGCGAGCAACCGATTACGGATGCAACAAAGCAGACGCAGATCGAATCTAGAGGCACAAAAATCGGAGAACTCCAAACCGCTATCGGTGATATTGAAAGAATGGAACGAGAGGAACAAGACAGACTAAACACCATTCTTATTAACTTAGAAACTATTAGACAGAACGATGTAGAGATTGCAAAGATTCGTGCATCTATCAACGAACTTGAAACCTTTAACTCTCGCTTGCAGAAAGACATCGAAACCTATGAGGCTGGTTCAATATCAGATGAGGATAAGGATAAACTTTCCCAATTAAAAGGACAGATTAAACTAATAGATGAACAACGCACCAAACTAAATGAAGATAGATTCTACATTGATGTAGCAAGAAATCTTCTACAGGATAGTGGTATCAAAACTAAGATTGTAAAACAATACTTACCAATTATGAACAAATTGGTAAATACATATCTATCCTCTATGGATTTCTTTGTCAACTTTAATATTGACGAAAACTTCAACGAAACAATCAAGTCTCGTTTTAGAGATGAATTCTCTTATGCATCATTCTCAGAAGGTGAAAAGATGCGTATTGACTTGGCACTACTCTTTACATGGAGAGCAATTGCTAAGATGAAAAACTCAACAAATACTAACCTACTCATCTTGGATGAAATCTTTGACAGTTCTTTGGATGGGGCTGGAACAGATGACTTCTTAAAAATTCTGAATACATTCCACGACCAGAATGTATTTGTTATCTCACATAAACAGGATATTCTGTTTGATAAATTTAGAAGCGTAGTTCAGTTCAAGAAAGAAAAGAACTTTAGTCATTTGGTGGTATAGTATGAATAAATTTTATATTTTAGCGATAATTGGTGCATTATGGGCTGCACTTAATAATTCAGTTCCATTGTTGATTTTAATAATTGGGATAGTTTGTTTGTTAATGATACGAGAAAAAGAGTTTTAAGGTGGGCAAGCGTAGTGATTTTGAAAGGGTAGAAAGAGACTTCTATCCAACACCTTATGAAGCAACTCTGCCGTTAGCAGACCATCTTCCAAAGAAACCATTCTCATATTGCGAACCTTGTGCGGGCGATGGGAGACTAGTAAAGTGGTTGAACTCACATGGTGGTATCTGCACATGGGCAAGTGATATTGAACCACAGGCAGATTTTGTTTTGAAAGCAGATGCATTAGAAATCAAACCAGAACCGGCCCAGTTCATTATTACAAATCCGCCTTGGAATAGAAAAATATTGCATCCAATGATAGAACATTTTACTAGTATTGCACCAACATGGTTATTGTTTGATGCAGATTGGATGCACACAAAACAATCAACACAATACTTGACAAAACTAAAAAAAGTTGTTAGTATAGGAAGAGTTAAGTGGATTGAAGGTAGTAGTAGCGTTGGTAAAGACAACTGTTGCTGGTATCTATTTGACAACACAGATATGGTGAAACCTATCGAATTTTGGGGAAGAGCATGATTTATAAATTGATTGAAGCAGACAGTCCATCACTAATGGTGAAACTGCCAGAAACTTCTGTAGAAGAAATTAAAGAAAAATATAACTTGACAACACAAGAATTGTATGATAACCTAAAAGGAACTATGGCCGCAATGCGTGGTATTGGGTTGTCTGCGAATCAGTGTGGACTTCCTATTCGTGCATTTGTGATGTATACTGATCTGAAAGATGGAAACATTGAGATGTATATCAACCCTAAGATTATCTGGCAATCAGAAGAAACAGACTACTTTGTAGAAGGGTGTCTAACTTATCCACACCTATTTCTTAATCTGAAGCGCCCGAATCTAATTGAGTTTGAGTATATGGATATGGAAGGAAACCAACAAAAAGGTAAGTTTGGTGGTTTGACTGCACGAATCTTCCAACATGAGTATGACCACATGGATGGTAAGAATTTTACTATGTATGCATCAAAACTCAAGTTAGAGATGGCAAAGAAAAAAGCTGCAAAAAAGTTGAAAAAAGTTGTAAAAACATCTTGACTTTGTTCTCAAAACAGGGTATTATGAATATACAAACTGAGAAAACAACGGAGAATTTATATTATGGCACATGAACTTGAAATCGTAAACGGACAGGCCCATATGGCCTATGTTGGTGAACTTCCTTGGCATGGACTTGGAACTAAAGTTGAACAGGACTTGACCCCTGCTCAATTCCAAGAAGTTGCTGGACTGAATTGGGAAGTCACAAAAGAAAAACTGATGACACCAAATGGAACAATCGTTCCAAACAAAGAGGCACTTGTTCGTTCCTCTGATGGTGCAATCCTTGATGTTGTAGGAACAGGTTGGAATCCTGTTCAGAACTCAGAGGCATTTGAGTTCTTCCATGAGTATGTCATGGCTGGTGACATGGAGATGCACACTGCTGGTTCATTGAAGAATGGACAAATGGTTTGGGCACTTGCAAAAACCAAAGAGTCTTTTGAACTCTTCAATGGTGATGTAACAGATAACTACTTTCTGTTTACTAACCCTCACCAGTTTGGTAAGTCTATCAACATTCGTATGACACCAATTCGTGTTGTATGTAACAACACTCTTACACTGTCACTTTCAAAACAGTCTGATCAGATGGTTTCTGTAAATCACAGAACTGCATTTGACCCAGACATGGTGAAAGAACAGATGGGTATTGCTCGTGAAAAGATGGAACAATACAAGTCAATGGCACAGTTCTTGGGTTCAAAGCGTTACACTGCTGAGAATGTAATCCAATACTTCAATGAGGTGTTTGGTGCGCCTGCGAAAGAAAAGGTTGACAATGTTATTCCTTTCACTTCTCGTAATGCAAAGACTGCCTTTGAGAACTTGGACACACAGCCAGGTGCTAACTTTGCACAAGGTTCTTGGTGGACTGCCTTCAACTCAGTCACACACATGACAGACCACTTGCAAGGTCGTGAGAACGACAGTCGCTTACAGTCTGCATGGTATGGACGAAACCGTAAGGTGAAGTTGAATGCCCTCGACAAAGCGATTGAATACGCTGAGGCTGCATAAAAAAAGTTGCAAAAGGGGTTGACAAAACGCCCCTTTTGCATTATATATAATATAGGGTGCTGTTCGTAAGTCGCCCTGCTCGACACAAATATATGCTTACTCTGTGTCGCAAATCACGGTTTTGGTAGTTTCCGCCCAAAAAACTACCACTTTTATAAATAAAGGTGATACGCCATAATGGGTATCACACTGTATCTTGCTTAATAAAGGAGAAACAAATGGTAAATACAGCTCTTACAACCGACCCTTTTGACAGGGTTAAAACCTACTCTATCGGTTTCGATAGAATGTTTGACAAACTCTTTGATGAGAGTTTTGTTACAACAACAAACTACCCACCTTACAATATCGTAAAACTTTCTGATTCTAACTATGCAATTCAGATTGCTATTGCTGGTTTTGGTAAAGACGATATTGAAATTGAGACTAAGGAAAATATCCTCTCTGTTAAAACTAAAGAGAAGGATGAAGCCGAAGTCGTAGATAATACAACTTATCTACATAAGGGAATCTCTAATCGCTCTTTCAAAAGAGCATGGCAGGTTTCTGATGATGTGGTAGTAAATGGTGCAACCTTTGAAAATGGGTTGTTAAACATTGAACTTGAAAGAATCATTCCAGAGGAAAAGAAACCTCGCCTGATTAAAATCAAGTAAATGTGTGAGAGCGCCTCTTGACAGGGGCGCTCTTTTATGTTATAGTATGTGTAATTGAAATTGAGGATTTGTTATGTTTAAGAAAAAAGAAGAGCCTGTTGTAGTCGATAAAATTGACTACAAATATTCAGAGGATAGAATCCTCAAAGAGTTGCAAGAGTATATTGATAAAACTTACTCTGCACACTATTCCCACAATAAATTTCAAGCAACAGAATTCATCATGGACTCGGGCCATGGAGAAGGTTTCTGTATCGGTAACATTTTGAAATACAGTCAACGATACGGAAAGAAAGATGGCAAGAACAGAAATGACTTGCTAAAGGTGATCCATTATGGTATAATGGCACTTCATAATCACGATACAACGGAGAATAATTGATATGAAACTTAGTAATGATACCAGAGAAGTTCTGAAGAACTTTTCTACCATTAACCAGAATCTACTGGTAAAGAATGGAACTGTGATTGGAACAATGTCTGCGATGAAAAACATCGTTGCAAAGGCAACCGTTCCAGATACTTTCAATAATGAATTTGCAATCTATGACTTGAATGAATTCTTGTCTGCAATGTCTCTATTCAAAGACCCAACTCTTACTTTTGATGAGAAGAGTGTTCGGTTCAATGAAGAGGGTGGAGGCAGTAAACTAACCTATATGTTTAGTGACCCATCTATCGTGACTGCACCTAAGACTGAAATCACTATGCCTAGTGTTGATGTTGACTTTACTTTCACACAAGATACATTCAACCAAATCCTCAAGGCATCTGCTGTTCTTGGTGTGCCTGATGTGGTTCTAAAAGGAACTACTGGTGGTA